GTCTCAAAGAGCTTTCAACAGGCCCGAAGGTTGTCTGCCTACTTTATCTTTTATTCGGTCTTATCTTTTTCTTACATTACCCGGATAGGCTGATTGATACAGATTATCCATTTTTTTCATCGCTTGTTGATGACCCGGATCACGATTATCACGATACGAGGCTGAAAAATCCTTGTCACTATACAGAGCCTGAATTTCTGATTGTGCTTGCTGTGGAGAAAGCTGGCTTGAACCAAGTCCTGTCCCTACAACTAAGGAATCTTCACCCAAAATTTCACCAACTTTAGAAAAGGTTCGGAGCATTTCAGGATGATTACCCAAACCCGACTCGTCCATAAGTTGACTTAATTCTGGAGATGCAAATTGAGCAAATGCTCTTTTTGCGTAATCTAATTTACCATCATAATTCTTACCCCATTCTTTCTGGAGTTGCATTGTAGTATTTACTTCTAAATCTTTGTGTTGTTGTTGAGATTCAGATTCTTCTTGTTCTTGATTATCTGCATATAAATTTAGAATCTTATCAGCTTGATCTTGGGTTAGACCAGTATCATGAGCAAACTCACGGAACCCATCTAATTCTCCATTTTCGTCTGAAAACCGATAATCTTTAGCTTGTTCAGGTCTACCCATTTTATTGTAAAAACCATTCCAATCTTCTCCTTCTTGTGGTATTGCTACCATTTGATCAGGATTCCCACCAATCATTTTTACAGCATTTACATATGACTTTGCAAGTTTATCTACAGAATCAAATGTTGCCAAACTTGGTTCATCACGCAAACCTGCTGGCATTTCTGCTGGGTTAAATCCAATTGATGCTACGTCGCTAGTGACTTGTCCTGAATCATCAGGGGCTACTGCTTCTTCTGACATGTTAATTTATTATTAATTGTTATCCTGCCGTTTAAGTCTGGCAAGTTCTTGTTGATCATAGCGTGTACGAAGCACCCTAAGATCGGTATCCACCATCTCCATAATCTTGAGTACGACACTCCGCTGGCCTTCTTGCCATGCAGATAAATACGGATCAGGAGTCGGTGTAGTCTTAAAAACAAAGTGATCTTTAATCAGTTTATTTAATACTTCTTTACCTTGCTCTGTTGCAAAACATTCTTTAAAGATCCTTCGTGTATTAGATTCCTTGTCAAACCACTCCATTATTTATGTTTACCAGCAGAATGGTTAATATGACAACTAGCACAATATTTAGTATTCTCTACATTTGGCCTTATTTTAACATTAGGCTTTCGTCCTATTATATTCTTAAAAACTTTTGCCTCTTTTTTGGTGTTAGATAACCCATATTTTATGTCAGTCGATTCTGTTCGTAGTAGGTATGATTTAAGATTACGTGGTGGTGTCCATTTATCAATACCTTTATAGCCTTTAGCTCTATTAACTCCACTTACAGCCATTACAATATTAGAAACATCGTGTGTAAACTTTTTCTTTTGTTCAGGACTCCATGCAAAACCACCTTTTCGATGTGCATCTTTTATCGCTCTTCCATGATCTGCCTGAAAATGTTTTTGATTGGGACTTTTATAATCAGTATAAGCACCTTTTATAAAACCTTTGTTTTTAAGAACATTTGATCTTATTACTGCGTTACGAGTAATATTTACAAAAGTTTCCCTATCTTCCCAATTCTTACGATTATAATGGGCTGGTAGCCCTTCAGGTGTTACCGCATCATAATATTCTTTACTATGTCTTGGTTTACCCATTACTCACCTCTAATATTTTCAGCTTGTGCAGTTTTCTGATTTACATCTGCGGCAACTTGAGCTTGTTGCATTTGTGCTTGTTCCTGCTGTTGTTTCTGTTGTTCAGCAACCATTGCATCAACCTCTTCTTTAGTCCTTATGTTAGAAGCTGGTACTTGTAATACTTGTGCAGTATTTTGCAATATCTGATGTGTATTGAAGTACATAGGTATCGTTTGATCTATTTGTGCAAGTGGCATAATCATTTCAAACAACTGATTCATAGAACTTATCTCACCTGACCTCATTGAGATAGATACTGGATTCAAGTACTCAATTCTAAAGTCCTGCATCTCTTCTGGCATCGGAGGTAATAAATATGACCTCATTAGTATGTTTACTGTACGTCTAATAAGTGGATCAAGGAATTCTGCTTCTTGACGAGCTAGTATTGGGCCAAGTACAGGCATTCTTTGTCTCATACGTACAGATACTTCTGTAGCACTAAAACGCATTACATCACCATCTGGAGCTACAGGGCCGGGTAGTTCTAGTAAATCTAAAAAGTAACCTTCTCTAATTGCAGTAATACATTTTGAACTTAATCTTTCTGCATATTCAGGTCTGGCATTAGTAGGAGCCTCAAATATCATATCTTTACCACCAAGACCAACAGAATAGTAATTGATGGCATCAGGTGTTGTGTCTAAGGGGTCTAACAATCCCGAATCAGGCACAAACAAAGGGGGAGATACCGATTTCTGTATAGCTTTCAGATAACTTTTATCCACTTCTGTGATTAGTCTTATATCTGGCATTATTTCCCAAGTTGGCCCTCTTCCATATATTTCTCTATCGGAGCGTTCCCATCTAGCACATATATAAGGCATCTCATCATATCCACCAACAGATAGTATGCTTTTTCTTTCTTTAAGATAGTGAATAGATATATAATTCTTTTTGAAATTATTATCTTCAGGTAAAAAGGCTTGTAAAGTCCAAGTTGGCAATACTGCATGGACAACATCGTATTCATCCAGCATTTTTTCACCATATCCTTTTTCAAGAATCTCTGGAGGTAAACTGTCTTGATTAAATCTTTGTACTATATCTTTAGCCGTTTGCTTATAGTTTCTAAATACCGTGTCAATTTCCATTTCGCTTCCAGAACCCAATATACAATCCGAAAGAGGAAAATTGCGGTAACGAGGGCCAAATCCCGGAACATCTTCGACAAAAAGAATGCCAGTACCAAATGCTCCAGCTTCAAGATAATATTGGAACACAGCACTTTGAAAGTTTGAAATAGGTCGTGACATATGATGCTGAATAATCCTAGTTGCTTCTTCCAGCCATAATGACACATTACGCATCTCATCTAAATTAGAGTTACCACTTGTTAATTTAAACCATTCTGCACCCATTGGAGTAAAAACATTATGAATGTTAGAAGCAAAACGTTTTAATAAACGCATCGCAGAACCTTCAAATGCATGATCCATTCTGTCTGCACCTCTAGAATGAGTAGTCGTAAAATCAGAACGATGTGGTAAGACATACTCTGCAATATCCTGCCATTGACGTTCCCATTGATTACGGTTATTCTTCAGCTTCTCATGTTGCCGATCTATCAATGAGCTTAATGAATTATTATCATATGCCATATTATAACTCTATTTTAGACAGTTGATGCTGAACCTGAACCTGAATGTGCAGAACGACCTTGACCTTTTCTACGTTGCCCTGTTAGTAATGTCCTTTGTGCTGTTGCCGCCTCAAATCCAGTTGGGCCGGGAGCGGCTGGGCCGGGGCCTTCATCATCTGAATAGCCACCTTCGCCTGTCATTGCCTCCTTACCTAATTTAGCAAGTTCATTGAGATTCCTAACTACAGGATTAACTATCCCCTGAATACCATAGCCAACATTCTCACCAAGTTTAGTTATACCAGTTGTCAACATAGAAGTAGCATGTGACGAATCTGGTATATTAATGTTTGGAGTACCTATATCTGGTGGTGTAATTACAGGAATATTTATATCAGCAGTCGCTGGATTAAGATCAATTTGACTGTTATCTTCATATATTCCTGTCGCAGTATCTGCTATTTTTTTAATTGGATTACTCCAGCTTCCAAAACCCATATTATCTCCTTTATTTTAGATTAATAAATTATGCATAAGCGACATTATCATTGGAATAATAATCATAATCACTTATGGCCTTTCGTGGTCTTTTTTTATGAGAACCAGTAGAGGCATAAACTAATGACTGAGAAGCATATCTAGTTGCACTCATCAAATCATCGTGAACTTTAACTATTTTCCCATCTTTACGATGGTACATTCTTAACTCTTCAAACCAAAAATTAAGATAGTTAAAGACTTTGAACCTTCCAGTTTGCATTCTTTGTAGCATATCCATAATTCCGGGTTCCACAGAGATACCACCATCAGGGTTTTGAAAATGTTTATGAACCATATTCAACCCTTGTTTGCGATACAGTTCTGCTAATGGTTTACCTGATCCTTTATCATGTTGAGAACCATCATGAGGCCATACTACAGGTATCCATTTACCTCTTTCTCTAATTGCCGCACTATGGACAACTGGTGTTTCCGCAGACTTACGATAACAATCATAAACATATATTGTATCTGTATCCCGATCCCATGCTAACCAGACTACGGCAGTAGGGTGATCCCACCCAAAGTCCAGCCCACATATCTTAGGCCAATACTCAGGTAATGGAAAGGGTTCTACTTTTAAATCATCTTCACTTACAGGAAATACCATACCTGATCCTAATACTGGTATTCCTTTTGATCTCATATCTCTTTCATGAGGAGGAAGTGCTTGTAATATCTCCTTCTTCACATCTTCATCTAAGTGTATAGCATCATCCCACGTTGCATGATATAAAGCCTGTGACTGTCCTAGTTTAGTCATAAACTGTGTTACAACTTCTGTCATGCCACTTTCAGGAGTAAAGGTCATAAATACTATACCGCCACTTTTTAAGGCCGCTCTTAGTGCTTGTGAGTATATATCTTGTGGAGGCTCTTCGTCAAGCCAAGTTACATCTACTGCTTTTCCCATCCATTGCATCTTACCCTGTTCATAGGATTTAAAGATCAACTTAGAGTTCCTTCCAGATATATGTTTTACATGTAAACTTTGGAATGCATTTGGTACTCCGGGTTGTCTTAATGGTGTTCCTACAATAAACTCTTTTGGTATTGCTCCTTTACCAAATTCTTCTTCATCTCCGGGTTCACCAAGTAATTCTGCCTGTACTATATCTCTTGTATTTGCAGTTGTATTCCCAGCCGCCCATGCAGTTATAGGTCTTTTAAACTTAGCTCCTGTCCACCATTCTGGATAACGACCAGTTAAATGAAAGGCCATTTCAGATGCACCACAAAAAGTCTTACCTGTTTTATTTGCCGCCATTAAAAGACGTTGCCTAGCAAGTCTTCCTGATATATCTTTAGCATCATGAAATCGTTTCTGATATTCATAAGGCTCATATTGCAATAACCGATTAGTCTCATAAAGATCAGTTATCTTTTCTGCAATCTCAATTGCCTGTTCAGCTTTGTTGGTCATATCAGTTCGTCATTCCTTCTATGGTAAACCCCTTTTTCCTTTTCCACTTAGCATCTGCATTTCGTACTGCTTTAGGTATAAATGCATGTGTTAAAGTTTCCATTACATTAGGTTCTCTACCTAAATCTGCTCTTGCTTCTCTTTTTCCTCTGATAGCACCTGTGAATATTGACAAAGCACTAAAAGCTCCTAGTGTTGTAGGTAATGTTCTACCTGCACCCTTACCTAATTGTTTTAATGCACTCTTGCGATGTTCGCTTGGTGTACCCCATTTGCCAGAGACTTTAGATTTGGTCATTTTAATAGTTTCACCTTGTGGTATTTCGGATGGAGCTTTTAATAAACGTTTTATTTTCTTTTCACGTACTTGTACTGTTTTAGTAATATTTTGTTTCTCTCTTATTCGTGCCTTATTCCGTTTAATTTTACTTAGAGATTTAAGTTCTTGTTCAACAGGAGACACTTTACTTTGTTTACTCTTAATAACTTCGTGAATATTTTTTGGTAAACTTCTTTTATTAGGTGCAGAAGACTTCTGTAATTCTTTCCTTATATCACTTGTAGTTGCCCTTGAAGGTTCTGATACATATGCTCTTGATAGTTTTCCTCTTTCATCCGTAACTACCTTACCAGTATCCTTAATTTCTTTTACAATATCAGCATCAGTCCTCATTCTTATATATCTTTTCTTACCGAAGCCAGCACTATGATCAGTATATGGCCTAGACGGATTTGCTGGATCACGTGGTGATTGTCGAGGACGTTTGATTGTAGTAGCAACTGTACGTTCTTTTGGATTTTTCGTTAATCCTTTATTTATTTCCTCATTAATAACTTTCATTTCACTTGGTAAAGCCTTTTTGATTTGAGCTTGTGTGCGATACCATTGTTTAGCTTGGCCTATAACTTTTGAAGTAGTTAATTTTTTCTTTGCTTCATCTGTTGTTAATGATGCACCTAGTGTAGTTATTTGATCAGGAGCATCTACGTCTGTTACTTTTTTAAGTTGATTGATCATTGTCTTGCCTCTCCATTCTCTTTTTTCCCCTGAGAAGAAGTTACCAAGACTTTTAATTGCTTTATCCTTTTTTATTATTTTATCTAAATCTGTATTCTCTTTTCTGATTATCTTTTGGTTTGCTTCTAAATGTTTAGCTTGATCTGAATGTACTTCTTCTGGATTAAACTTTTCAGTATGGGTTCCTCTTGTTCCTTCTTTACCTTCATAAAGTTGCGCCTTATCTGCTTTCTCGGCTTCAGATAAGAAATGATCTCCAAATACATTCTTACCAGAATATCCCAAATCTTCTACTTGTTTATTAATTAACTCTGAAACTATGTCTATTATTGGTGCAGACTTAGATACTTCTGGTCTGCTGAAGTCAACAATTTTTTGTCCTTTTGGAACAGATAGACTACTTTTATTAATCCTATTCTTTGCTATCCTTTTACTGTCAAACGTTTCTATGATGTTTTTACCATCCTTGCCTTTACCCATAATCACTTTTTGTGATTTGAATTCCCCTTTCCCTTTATCAACATACTCGTTTTTCTGAGTGTTATAGGGTTGTTGCCTAACAAAAGAACCAGTATCTTCTACATGCTCTTTACCTTCTTCAATACCCGGACTATCTGCAAAGTCAGTTCGTATTGAGTCAAATGTTTTTAAAGGTTGTGATACATCACCCCTAATATTTGCAATCCTATTTTTACTTGCCCTACTATATAAGTCTTTGATTACTTTAGGTTTTTTTAAGTATCCTGTTCCTTCTACTAATTCCTGTGTTGACTGTTTTTTATTAAATGCAATAGCTTCAGGAGTACCAGACGAATCATAATGTCCTTCATCAATAAGCATCTGGTTATATTCTTTGGCATCTTTTCTATAATAGGTATTTTTATCTTCTAATACTTCAAGGGCCGCTAAAGAGCTTGTGATGTTAGGATTTTTAAGTGTACTTCCATGTTTAACATCTTCCACTTCATCTAAATATGCCGTCACTACTTTTCTAGTATTACCTTTACCGTATTGGGTCTGTAATTCGCTATACCTATCCCACCATTTTGAGGTATCTGCGTAATTATATTTTATCTCTCCTACATCATTAATATTATACATGTTAAGTAGTTGCCTACCTTCTGTTCCTCCCTTTGCACCTTGAGCTTCTAATTTTTTAAGTGCCGCTCCTCTTCTTGCTATTTTATCTTTAGGCGTACCAGATTGATTAAAAATTTCATCAAATGGACTTATTATTCTACTTTGAATCCCTTTTGCTTCTGTCCATTGTTTAATTTCAAAGTCAGTATCGCTTTTTTCATATCCTCCATACCATATTTCAACATCTTCAGGCTTATACGTTCCCATTGTATCAGACCAGATTTTATCTAATGTCTTTCTAACAGCATCTTTATCCCTTATATCACTATATCCTTCAAGCCAGATGGCTTTTTTAGCTGATTTGCTTGGTGTGGGATGTTGAGTAAAGCCAAAGTTACGTGGGTACTTGGGGAGGCTCTTATTAGTTACTCCCGGTAGTCTTTTGCGGCCAATCCCTCTAGCCTCAAGATCAATAGTTGCACTACCAGACTTTTTAAATAAATTATACTGGTGAAGTTTTGGTGTTTTCTTAGCCATTAGAAACTTTTATCATTTTTTAGCAAATTCCATGGACTACCGCCACGTCCTTTAAACATTCCACCCCATTTACCGCCTCCACCACCTGATTTGCCACCACCTTTTGATGTAGTGGATGTTGTTTTAGTTGCCTGTATTCGTCCGTCGTTCTGTGCTTGGAATTCCCTTCGCACTTTTAACTCTGATAGTGCTTGTTTACTATTAGGATTACCTTTCCTAAATGCTTTTATCTCATTTGCATGTATTTGTCTTGCACTACTTGTAATTTTTGCCGCTAATTTGCGTTTATTCTTTTGCTCTATGGGGTCTTTCCATTTACGCAATTCTTTTTTGTTACTTTCATTGGCTCGTCTTTCGTCTACTATTTCTGTCCGCATATCTTGCGCAATATCGGAAGCTCCGGGATTACCAATACCTTGCTTTGCTTCCATTCTTACATGACCTCCATCTGGTTTTTTAATTGCTGTTTCAAAAGCTCTTCTTCCTACATTTTTTCCACCACTAAATGCTTTGTTGCCAAACACAACTTCTGGGTCTGGAGTCCGGGTGAGTAAGGACATAGGGCTAGATTTTAAATTACTTCCTGATATTTTCCCTCCAACCAAGCCTTTAAGAAATACCCTGTATGCTTTTGCCTTCGGAGAAAGTACATTTAAATTCTTAAATGTTGTGGCAACTTTAGCAACTGTCGGTGTTGTCGGTGATGTTGATAGAGTTGATAATCCTCCTGATGCAATTGTTGCTCCTGTAAGAAGAGTCCTACCGATAAATGCTCTCCTTGTAAGGTCTGCCATAATTAATTAATTGTTGGGCCTGTTATTACTTTACGACTCTTAAAAGCCGCAACTAACATCTTTGCACCATCATCACCAACTAGGGCAACTAACTGTGCATTAAGCTCTTCTATTGTTCGTCCAGCATCAAAAACATTTGCGACCTTGTGACCACCTCTATCTAGTATCTCTTTTGCGGCATTTAGCTTTACTGTATCACTTTCACTATGCATTAACCCTTCTATTACAGATAACGCTCTTGGCCCTCCTTCTTTCAACCGGGTATGGAATCTCTTATCAACCTCATCCCTATTCTCATTTACCAGCTTCCTACCCTTCATTTGTAATTGGTAGGGATTCTTATCTTTATATCCTGCTTCCTTCATTGAAACTAAGTAATCACCTGTCTCAACGAAAGTGTCTAGGAACTTCTCTGTATTAGGCATTACTTTTTTTTGTTCTTGAATAAACCTTTCACACTTTGGCTTCCGCTTGCTTTTCCGACATATGCTTGATGTAAACCCGGATTGTCTTCCAATCGTCTTACTGCTCTAGAAATCTCGCCTCTAGTTGGTGCTATTGATCTTTCAGCTTCTTGCGATTTTTGATCATACATTCCGTCTTTTCCATTTGGATAAGTATTCCTTTCACTTATCTTCATTCTAGGACTTCCACCCTTTGTGTAACCCTTACGCTGATTAGGTGTAGTAATTATACTACCTGTACCCTTACCAACGTACTTCTCTTTCCTGCTTCGTCCAAAATCATATCCGCTATAGTCGCCCATATTATCTCCTTCTTTTGGCTATGCGATCTAACTCGTTCATAGAGTTGTCTGTTTTAGTTTTATGGTACTGCTGTTTATGCAGTCCCGGCAATATTTCGTTAATCATGTGACCTGTTACAGCTTTCTTTCCCATTGAAGGGGGATTACCAGCTCGGAATTTTAACCTTTCATATTTATTCTGCATTATCCCTAATACGTTTGATGTGTATTCCTGAAGTGGCATACCTTTATGATCACCCTTACCAGTTCCGTATCTTTTATCATATTCCTTATCTAAATTTGTCAGCATACTACCCATAGATCTCCTT